CTTTTTTGCTAAATAATCCCATTAGGTTTCCTTTGCAGGGGAGTGCCGACGGGTCCCCGACGAACCCGCCGACACGATGCCGATATTAGTTCACCTTACTACCATTATGGGTTTAGCCCGATTCTGATATTTGCTAGAAAGAGCAATACCCCACACTGCACACTTAGCAAGTTCTATTGGTCCTGGACTTGACTTGTGACTAAGCGTGACGCCCATACCAGTCTTAATTAGCACGGCCCTGTTCATATGTTCCGACAAAGTGAGTTGACCGGAGTGTTTAACACGGCCCTCAAGGATCATCTTTTGCGCAAGACTTGTGAACTTGATTAACTCTGCCTGACCGACCACAGTCATGCGGCGACGATAATGCAAAGGCGCATGGATTTCTAAAGTCGGTGTAATAGCCAGGGCTACAAGTTTGTCGTCCATGACTCGATCAATCTCAACCCAAAGCGCCGCTTCGTTATCAACAATGAACTCAACATGAGTGTGCACAATGCCATTAAACATTGACGATCTGACGCCAACATAACGGTTCGTGTCCATGCTCATTTCTACGGCCAGCACCCCACCGGCAGGCATTGGGTCATCAGTTTTACAGGACGACCAAACGCCTTCCTCCAACCAACTGCCTCGACTACTGACCCACATATTTAAGTGAGCGCGTAGAAAACTGTCTTTCTTACTGACCGCTTGCAACGCCTCAATTGTAATCGTTTTACCCAGGCAAGGATTTGCATAAACCCAATTATCTGGGTTCCGCCAGTCCCGATCACCGATAGACCACTCAGCAAAATAGAGCCGTGAATGTTCACCTTTTTCTATTTCGTTAATAGCGATCTCACGCATCTGAATCATGGCCACACTTGACTCATCACCAGCTGTTGACCAACACGAAAGCAACGGAGATTTTTGGGCAATCATTGAAGGCCTAATTGCTTCCGACAAAGCACGCTCACCAATATTGAATAATTCGTCGGCACAAACAAGGGAATAACTACCACCATGCAAAGTCGGTGAAGCTGCACGAACTTCCCACATGGACCCGTCTGGCATTTCAACCGACTTGCGACCAAACGTCCGCATTGCCTTAGCCCCAAATAGATCAACAAGAATCGGAGCCAAAGCGTTGAACACACTTTCAGCACGATCCAAACGGTTAGCAACCGACAAGATGTTTTGAGGTTTACCACGCAACTTCGGCATCTCCGTCAACCACCAGCCGATCAAAGCCTGCAACCCAATCGACTTACCGTTTTGCCGAGCCGTACTGACCAAAGATTCACGGAACAAAAGATCGCCGTTTTCATCATGAGCAAGTTGCCCAAACAAAGCGTGAGCTTGCCACTCGAAAAGATCAAGACCCATGTACGTCTTAGCCCACTTAACAACTTGAGGCCCATAAGACAGATTGCCAATACCAGACGTTTCCAGTCGAGGCAAATAGTCTGTGACCTGCGGTAATGCAGGCTGATCGCTACCAGTTCCGGCTAGTTCCCCCAAAGAGAGCGAAATAAAGAGAGCGGGGTCATCTGTCGGTTGTGTAAAAAAAGGTTCGTCTGTTTTTTTGGTTTTCTTTTTAATTTCGCCGTAACGCTGACCTTTTCTGCTGTTGCAACTGATGCAACATGAAGCCAGGTTCTCTATGTCGTGTGTGCCTCCTCGGTCTACTTCGAGTAGGTGGTCTACGGTTGTGGCGTGCCGGCCGCATATGTAGCAGGTGGGGTTGTCGGCTAGTACTTGTGCTCTGTTGTCTTTGTATTGCTTGGAGTTGTAGTGGCGTTCTGTCATCGGGTTTCCTTTGGTTGGTGGTAATGCTAGGTCAAGGGCAAAGGTCAATTGATACTGACGCCCAAGCAAGAAGGGCACTTGCTCGGTTGTCCTCTAAGTACATGACAGGGTTGGGTGGTTTGTGTCCCCCACTATTTTGGCGCATGTCTCGCCTGGGAAGCCTGTCTATTTTTGTTCGGTGGATAACCCATCGCAATGTACGTTTGAACGCTGATCGGTCACTAAGGCGCAACCGTCTACCCTCGTTACCGAGTGTTCCCATAGTGAGCTTCAGGTACTCACAAGGGCTAATGCTCATCTCTGTATGAGCTGTTGTTGTAGGGGGGGTGTCGGGTCAGTGTTCACTCCTGACCCGACGGTCTGATCATAGCCAGACGGGTGGGAGCATTGTCAAGTATCCCCCACTAAATGCTTCAAATCAGTAAGGTTTCATTATGCAACGGCAACTTGGTCGTATCGCTGCACTACTCAACAGTCAAGGAATTGACATAGACGAGATAGGTGAGGTCACTCAAGTGAAACCGACGACTCGAGCAACATTGCGTGAAACATCGCTGATTCAGTTCTCACCTAAATGGGAGAACGGTCCTGAATGGCCCGTAATTAAGCAAGGCCCATCTGTGCGTATGCCTGTCTCTAAGGTGCAGAAACGCCAATCAAAATGGGCTCAATGCTTCATATTTCCTGACATACAGATCGGCTATTTCACGACTTTGACCGGTCAACTTGAACCGATCCATGACGAGCGTGCCATTGATGTGGCGCTACGCATTTGTACTGACGTCAACCCTGATCTGGTCGTGCTGGTTGGCGACAACCTTGACTTGGCTGAGTTAGGCAAATATGTGGTCACGCCTGCATACCAGCGCACAACTCAAGCGACGATAGACCGAGCAACCCTGCTGGGTGCACAGTTACGCAAAGCAGCTCCTAACGCAAAGATCATTTGGTTAGCAGGTAACCACGAGGAGCGTCTACCCAAATACTTGTTAATGAACGCATCGGCATCGTTTGGTTTGAAGCGTGGCAACTTGCCTAATTCGTGGCCTGTAATGTCTGTCCCGTTTTTGTGTCGACTTGATGAGGTTGATATTGAGTACCGCCCTGGCTATCCAGCAGCTCATTGTTGGATTACACCAGAGTTGCGTGTCATTCATGGTGACAAGGTTGCTAGTGGTGGCAGTACGGCTCATAAGTATTTGTCATCTGAGAAGGTCAGTGTGATCTATGGGCATATTCACCGCCGTGAATGGGCTGAGCGCACGAGAGACGATTTTGATGGTCCTAGGACGGTTATGGCGGCTTCGCCTGGCTGTTTGTGTCGAGTAGACGGTGCAATACCTAGCGTTAAGGGTGGCATTGATTTAGATGGACGCCCATTGAAACGTACTGAGGACTGGCAACAGGGCATAGCGGTCATACCATACGATCCTGAGACAGGGAAGTTTGTGTATGAGCAGGTCGCTATAACCGATGGGTTTGCGATGTACAGAGGGAAAGAGTATGAAGCATCAGCTAGTACAAATCATTTGGCATGACGCTCACAGTGTTTGTGAGACTTGGACAACTAAAGGCGAGATAGATGTTTCGCCTTGCATTGTGTCCAGTGTCGGTTGGGTGTTGGAGTCAATCAAAGCAGATCATGTTGTGATCGCTCAGTCACGCATACTTGATGACGACCATTACGACCATGTGCTAGCGATTCCGACCGGCATGATCAAGCAGATCAATCGGTTGAAGGCGACTCGCTTGTTGCCTGTTGAATCGGAGTTTTAGGGCTGGAATAGATTGCTTGCCAGCGACCCTCAAGCAGCACTTCCGCATACATGATTTGATATTTGGGCAAGAACATTCCGTTTACTGTCAAGTACTCAATGTCATGATCATTTGCTATAGCGATAGCAAACACATTGTGGCAGTAGTTCGCTTGTTCGCCTGCTTGCCATACTCGAATGGGGTTAACTGGTTGAATGAACTCAGTCGTCATTGGGCTTCCTTGCTAGTCGTTCGCTGATTTTTTCTAAATGGCATGGCCGCCAAACGTGCACTTCTTCGCCCGAGTCTTGGAGGGTGTTTATCCAATCCCATTGGTTTTCCGAAACAATCCCTTTGTTGGTTTTCAATTCAACAAAGATTGTTCCTCGGAAAGGGTGACTCATTACTAAATCAACAAAGCCTTGGTTGCCTGTGTTGGGTGTAATCCATTTGCCTGGCCGTATCTGTGCAGGCTGAGTGTGCATTACACGCCAACCATGCAATTTAGCCAATGAAATCACGGCTTTTTGAAACTCTGCTTCGGATGGTTCAGCCACCATTCATTAGCCGATCAATGATCTCTGAAGCTTCACGTTTCGTAGATGGTGCTTGACCTTCATAATTTCGTGCTCGAAGCATCCCCAACTGTTTAGCGGTCGGAGGTTCAGCGGATGAGCCAAGTGCTTGTGTGCGTGCGACAGCTGCAGTCAGTGGTGCTTCAGTCTGGACTTCTGCACCTTGCCGGTAGACCTTGACTATTTCCTCCAGTGACGCACGTTTTTTTGCGCCTTGGTACTGGTAGTTAGCCAGGGCCCGACCGATAGCACTGGTCTCACAATTTTCTAAAGCCGATGTTTTGTTGACCATTGACGACCCACGGATTTCTTCAGCGTAACCAGTTGTGGTCGGGTGGTGATCCTCGTATGTAGCAAACAGGCTTGCCTTCATAACGATGCGTGTTCCGTCGTCCACGATAATTTCTGTGATGATGCGACCACGAGCGCAGTCTTGCCAAAACATTGGGAGGCGTTCTGCTACTTCGGCGTAGTCGGCTGGGTTGAAACTCATGATTCCATGTCCTTTAAGTGTCGGGCCTGTGCAGGCGTTTGGGTTTTAAAATTGTTGATTACTCGAATCATGGCGACACAACGTGCAGTTTCCTCAACTGTCATGCCTTTGAAACCAGACTCTTCAGCGCATTTAAGACATATGCCACGCAGCTCTACACGCATCCGAAGATCGGCACTGTTGAAACCTTTATCGCATTTACCGCAGTTCACTTGAAACCACCGAGACGCATAGCGACAATGGCGTCCTGCGTGCTTTTCGTAAGGTTTGATAGATAAATCCCGTTTTCCTCAGCAACATAAGCCAACTCAAAAAGGGCTTTCCTAAGCATCCCCATATCAGCTTTCAGCGTCTCAATCTGCCAAGCCGCCGCCTTCATCGCTATCTCAGCTTTAGTGATAGCGACAGTCATTTCTTGAATCTTGTCAATCATGTCGGGTCCTTTACTTGTCGGTACTTGCCATCACTATAAACCATCGGTGTGGCTTTGCGATCGTTGTAATTCTTAGACCTCATCCGACGACGATCGTTCTCAGTGGTGCCAGCCCAAATACCTTTCTCGTCTGGGTGACTCATAGCGCACGCCAAACACTCAACCCGTACCGGGCACACATCACAGAAAGGCTTAATAACATTGAGGTTTCGTGATGATTCAACACCGTTGGACGGAAAGAACAGGTCTAGCGGTAGTGCTCGACATGATGCGTTAATCTGCCAGTCGGGTCGGTTGATGTTCAGCACAACTTCCACGGCCTCCAGCCACAACTACCTTCGGCTTCCAGCTCCGAGTACAGCAGATAGGCAAACCTGAGGTTTAGGGTCGGGTCGCTCATCGCTTCAGCAAACGGCATATTGAACAATTGCTCAACGTACTTGGTGTGCACAGGTTCGTTAATTTGTGCAATTCCGTGGTCATGGCCGTTAAACCATTTCACTAATTCAGGGTCACTGGACAGCGGTGTGATGTTGAGGCACCTTGTTTCTTTCCACAAGAGGCGACCTAACTTTTTGAGCGTCTCAGTGTCATTGGGCCAGCCAACCGAAATGGCTGTTGGGAACCATTCCTGACAATTAGTCTCATACGGCACAGGAGCAACAGTCGTGGAAGGCTGTGAGACAGTCGTAGAAGGCTCTGTAAGCGCCTCAACCCGTTCCGCCTGCTGTTGGGGCGTTAAATCCTGTAAAGCGATCGTAGAGCGAACCGTCGTAGTGGGTTGATCAGTCGAGTCAACACCACCAACTGCCAGAGCTGCACAAAGCAAATAAGTGAAAAGGGCTAAACCTAGAAAACGACGTACGTTCATAATTCCTCCATTAGTCGGGTTTTGAAGTCGGGAACTGTCTACCGACTCTACTCGGTGCTTGTCAAGGCACTACGCAATGAGGCTAGGGAACTGCTCAATCATGCGTTCTACCGCTGGGGTCCATGTATCACCCGTGACATATTGCAGGTGCCATGCCTCAAAGTTTGGGTTAGTTGGTTCTGCGACAGCCCAAGTAAAACCGTATTCAAGAGCTTTACAAGTGCTGAAACCGTCACCTAGCAACCATTTGCAAATAGGTGAGTTAAGCCCACAGTTAGCAATATCTATCGCTAATCCCCAACCATGTTCCGAATGACCTGGTGTAGCACTAGGGCTTTTGCCTGGCTTCAAATACCATTTCTTGCCTTCCCAAACACGGATTACTTGTGGCACACGGCCACCGTCCGTAGTCGAGTAACGATCCTTAAACATAATGAGTTGAGTTGCGTATGTCCGGTATGCGCCGACTTGGTTGCACACCAGCTTGTTGAAGTAAGCGTCTAGTCGTAAACAATTCCATGCTGTTGCAGCGTGTTTTTCTAGTTGTCCTGCTGGTGCTTGGATTGTGCGTAGGACTGCTTTGTCAACTTTGCCGTTTGTTTGTCCTGTCAGGTCGGTCGGCATGATGATGGGCAGTACGGGGAACTTCACTGGGGGTCCTTTTTGCGGATGATTGGCTCAACTGGTTTGTTACTTAATGCGGCCATGCCGTTGCCAACTGAGTAGCCAACAATCATAGTGATAATTGGTAAGCCTTGGTCTTGGTCTATTGCGCCGACTGCAATTAGTACGGTCATGCAGACAAGGCCGACTAAAGCAATGAGGGCTTTTGAAGGATTGAACGTCATGACGCACCTATGTCCTCTACCATCAAAATGCCTTGTGCTGTCGATGAACGGTTTGCTGAACCTGTTCCTGCACTATTTTGCAGTGTTGCGACTAGCACAATTGAACCAGCGGTAAAACTGACGACGTTTGTAATAAATCCGTTTTGTTGTTGTGTGCCAGTGTTATAAATGATTCCTGTTTGCTGGATTGCACCTGCAAGATTTGTCAATCGAATCCTCATGGTCATGGCCGCTGAAGTAGAACTTCCGAAACCAGGTTCATAGTAAGAAATTCGGTAAAGTCTCCCTGTTGCGGCAGTGAACGCTGGCAAGGTTATTTGTATTTCCTCAGCGGTGACTGAAGCGTCGGTCGTGCTGTTTGTGTTGTATTGCATGACCCCACGAGGGAACCGATTTGCCTGATCTGCTGTATAGACAGCACCAGACGAAAAGGCTGTGTTAGGTGTTATCGCCATAATGTTTCTCCTTTACCAACCGAGGCGGCTGGTATCCAAAATACCTAAAGTAGTGCTATTTAAAATGAAATATTGGTAATAGTTAGCCGGACTAAAATAAACAGAAAACGTTGTTTGTTCAGGCGTGATATTCACATTAAAACCCTCAACACGCACATTTTCTGAAGTAGCCGATTGCCCTTGTGTTTGATAATTCAACACATACTGTTTCATGTAAAACTCATACAAAAAAGTCAAAATAGCAGTTTCATTTTGACTTAAATCAGTAAAAACAATTTCAAATCTTAAATCAGTTGGATCACTAAAAGTATTAGCAACCCATTGAGCATTACCTAACGCTTGTGTCGTCGTGTAATCAACTGTTGCTGACGAATAGAACGAGGTTCCGTAAGTAGTTACTGAACTTGAATTTGTGGCTGTTTGTGTTGCTAAACCATTAGGCGAAACAGTAACTGTGTTAACAAAATTTGTGCCATTTTGAACCCTCACAAAATCTTGATAACCAATTTGTGATGATGAAACAGTGCGTCCAAAACTTATTGTGCTTGCATCGATTGGGTAAGATCTCGGGATAATTCCTATTGCATTTTGAAGGCACCAAACTTGTGACCGTTCAGTGACTGAAAGCAAGTTAAGTTGATTTCCAACGGTGCCCGTATACGTTTGAGAACTGGCTATAGATGTTCCAGGGTCGGCTTCAAAATACATATCCTCAGTTAATGGTCCACCAACGTTCCAATTAAATTGTTCAAGTTGTGAGGTTGTATCGGTCTGCGTTAAGGATTTGCTAACCGCTTGCATTCGGCCTGAACGACTAATCCAGTCAACGGCTGTAATTGTTGCAGTGCTCAAACCAGTGTTACCGGGGTAATCATTGAAAGTAATTTCCTGAATCCAAAAATGTTGACGGTAGTAATAATTACCAGGAGTGCTTTGTATTTGAATGACAATGTTTTTGTTCAATGCATAGGAAGCGGCTTGGTTGTTGTCATTTTTGATTGTAATTGAAGCAGTCTGTCCAGAATAATTGTCAAGATATTTTTGGCGACCAGTAGTGAAATTGACTGATAAAACTTGGCTAGTTACATCAGTTTCACTAACGCCATAAACGGCATAAAGAATTTCCCAATCAAGCCGTGCCATTACATTGCTCGAGTGTTCACGGGCACTGGTCCCGATTGACGGACATACTGTTGAAGTGCTCTGACAATGCTGTTGGGGTCGCCGCCGTTGACATTGACCGTGATACTGCCACCACCAAAACCGCCGTTGGGCGTAATGCTTCCAGACGTGCCAGGCGTAAACAGTTCCGGACCTTTCTCACCCACAATGTACGAACCGCCAGCCATAACAGGACCACCAGCT